CGCAAGCCAATCAACCGCGCCGGCAAGCGCACAGTTTTCGACGTTGCCGCGGAGAGATTCAGCAATGGACCAGAGAGCGTATTTGGCGGTGGTCGGAATGTTGAATGCCTTCCCGTCCAGCAACAGCAACCCGGATCTGACGATGGGAACCTACGAGGCAGTTTTGCAGGGCGTTTCCCCGCAAGCCGTCACTGAGGCAGCACAGCGCTTCACCATGGGCGATGTCCCCGGCCAGTCCAAGACCTTCGCGCCGTCGATCGCCGAGTTTGTCACGGAAGCACGGCAGCGGCAGGAATACATCGACCTGAAGGCGCGGCCACGATTGCCGGCTCCACGGTTTTTCCCCGGCCCGCTGGCACCGTTCCAGGTTCGCCAGGAAAAGCGCAGAGCGGAGAACGCGGACAGGCCGGTCATCGAGGGAAACGTGCCGCTGGACAGGTTCGTCGCTCTGTCACGCGCAAAGCAGCTTCCCACGGGCGCCATCTGGGTTGCCACGATGGGCATCCTTGGACTGTCCTCAAAGAAACAGATCGCAGCGGAGTAAAGGGGCACGAGATGGGAAGGTTCATTGACCTGTCTGGTATGCGGTTCGGGAGCCTGACCGTGCTGTGCCTTCATGAGACCAAAAGCAAACAAGGCAAGCTTCTTTGGAAATGCTTATGCGAATGCGGGCGGGAGACGGCCTCCTCAGCAAGCAATCTCCGGCAGGGGTTGGCGAAATCGTGCGGTTGCGCGCGAGCCGATGGAATCTCGACGCATAGGCAGACCGGCACCAAGTTGCACATGGTGTGGCTGGGGATGAAGAAGCGGTGCTCGTATCCCGGTCATGCCTATTACAAGAACTATGGGGGCAGGGGGATAAAGGTCTGCGATCGGTGGATCGACAGCTTTGAAACGTTCGCTGCCGACATGGGGCCACGCCCTCCCGGCATGACAATCGACCGAATAGACAACGACGGTGATTACAGCCCGGAGAACTGCCGCTGGGCTACCCGTAAGGAGCAGCGCGCCAATAGGCGAGATAGGAAAGTCGAGAAATGAGTTACCAGGCCAAGGACATGAGCGGCACGCTCTTCAAGAACGATCGCCGTGAGAAGGATTCGCACCCGCACGCCACCGGCACCGCGCTGATTGATGGTGTCGAGTATTGGGTGTCGGCGTGGACCAAGGACGGCGCCAAGGGCAAGTTTCAGAGCCTTTCCTTCAAGAGGAAGGAGCCGCGCCAAGATGCCCCGTCGAAGCCGACCAATCAGACGTACGGGCAAGCCAGCGGCGGCAACGCGTCCCCGCGCGAGCTTGACGACACTATCCCATTTTGATGGTGCGACCGATGCAATGCGTCACCTGTAAATCGGAAAAGGAAGCCAGCGATTTCTATCGCGGCCGGCTGACTTGTAAGGAGTGCGTGAGGCGAGCCGTGCGCATTCGAGCCCGCGCCAATCCTGCCGTGCAGGAATACGACAGAGCAAGGGCAAAGACGCCAGATCGAAAGCGCCATATCGCAATAGTCACCAAGCGTTGGCGCGAAGAAAATCCAATCGCCTACAAGGCGCAAACCGCAGTCTCGAACGCCGTCCGCGATCGGCGGCTGTTCAAAGAGCCGTGCGCCATTTGCGCCGAGCCCAAGGTACACGCGCACCATAAGGACTATTCGAAGCCGCTAGATGTCGTGTGGCTTTGCGCGAAGTGCCATCACCGTTTGCACGCAGCGTTCCCGGAACTCGAAGGCCGGATGAAAGCGTAGTCATGAGTAAGGAGCGTCACATGGAACCCTGGGACAAAGAGAAAGCGCAAGCGATGCGCGACCAAGGGATGGCGTTCGCCAGAATTGGCGAATATTTCGGCATAACGGACATGACGGTGATGTGCCGCCTCGATGAGAAGTATGCCGAATACCGTCGCCGTCGTATCAACAAACTCAGAGGCCGTGATGGGCCACCCTTGCGGTTGACGCTCGCGCCCGAACGGCGTCCACCGAAAGAGGATGTCGCGGCAAGGCTAGCAGAAATACCTCCAGACACGCGGTCCCTGACGCAGCGGCTTTTCGGAGACCCGCTCCCGCAGCGGTCAGCATTATATCGGAAAATCCACTCAAGTGTTTGAAGAATAAGCGAAAATCTGGTAAATTCGCGGTGAATTGGAGCGTGTGAAATGGAAGCATGCAGCACTGGCTACACACTATCAGCTAGGCGCCTTTATGCTCTCGATGAACTGGACCGCATGCCGCATCAACTGCGCGAATGCGTCCACGAATTTGGAATGCCGATTGTCACCGTCCTAACCAAGCACGGCATCGGAAACCCGCGCCATATTCGAGAGATCGTCAAGGAAATCTGGCACGGCGCGCGCCAGGAGGGTCAGAAGACTGGCGCGCTCAATACGCTCGATGTTCTACTGGCTCGCAGCCCACTTTCGTCCAAGGCGCTCATGCGTCTCTTGGCCGAAAGCAGCATGACCATCGTGCCAATGCATCCAACCAGGGCAATGCTTGACGCCAGCATGGCAACAGTCAGCAACCACGATTTCCGCTGCACCCGCGAGGAGAAACATCGCCTTCGCCTCATCGCCGCGATCAAGGCGGAAAGTGAGCGGAATTCCTAGCCCATCCAACCGCAACACGGGGACACCATGGCATGACTTGGTACGCAATTCGCACAAAGGCCGGAGCGCAAGTCCCGCAGCGCGAATATGCTGTTGAGACAACAACGCTCGACAAGGACGGGAAGCCGCGCGGGAAGGGCTATCGCATCGTCCCGAGCCTCAATGCCAACGTCTCGGCGATTGAGCGCGCTCTGACTGATGCCGGGTTCACTCACTACATGCCAGTCGAAAAGCGTCTGATCCGCGATCGGCGCCGCACTGAGTTATGGAAGGCTCGGCGCTTTGCGCTGCTTACCGGGTACGTGTTCATAAAAGGTCCGTGCAACTTCCTCAAGCTTCAGGAACTGCCGGGAGTAGCCGGAATTGTCGGTGTCGCCGGTGTCCCGCAGCCCATAGCGCTCGCAGACATCTTATTGCTCCGCACCGAGGAGGCAAAGTCGGAAGCCGAGTTTGACCGGCAGGCCATCAACAAGCAGCGCTCTATTGCCAAGCGCGCCAGGAATCAAGGCGACAAAAGGCTTAAGGCACTCGTCAAAAGCCTGGATATCGCCGGCACCACAACCGTTGAAATCGGCGCCGCATTGTTGGTTGCATAGGGCTTGCGTCAGAAATAATCCGGTGCTATATTTTCTGTAGGTGATTTGGGCGACAGGGACACGTCACGGCTCATCAGCGGGAAATTCACCATCCCAGCGCTCACCACAATTTTGCCTAAAATCAAGATCGAGGCGGCTGCACTTTGGTGGCTGCGAACCAGTTTGCCGGCCTCCCCATCCGCGTTGATACGCAAATGGCAGGGATAAGTGCAGGGCCAAGCGCTCGCCGCCGGCAAAGCCCATCATACGCATTCCCGTATATCAGCAACTTATACGCGATGGCGTATAGGGAGAAGCATGTGCTCGCATTCCTCTCATGGCTCTTCAAAGGAAACCCAATGGCCCAGGTTGATTTCTCCTCGCTCAATGCCGAACTCGAAAATCTCGCCGCCAACGTGGCGAAGGTAGCCGATGCTCTCAATGCCTCTAACGGCGCCGCTCGCATTGCGGAACTGGAAGCACAGGTCGCCGGCCTTCAGGCTGATCTTGATGCATCGCAGGCCGCAGAAGCAGATTCCGCCGCCAAGCTCAAGGCAAGCAATGACGCGCTTGCCGCTCTCGTTCCCCCGGCCGCGTAAAGGAAATCACCATGGCTAAGAAACCCGCAATGAAGCCCAAGCCCGGTTCGAAAAAGGGCGGCAAGAAGGGCTGCTGACATGGCTCGTGTCTATGTGTCGGTAAAGCCACGCGCGGCAGACATCGACGAGAACGTAAACGGTGAGCACTATCTTGGTCGCACCGTTTACGAGGACTACGAGCTGATCGACACCGGAATCAGGGATGAGGCCGGCAATAAGATCATGGCTCGCGAAAAGATGGAGCAGATCGGCTTTATCCGCCGCTGATCTCCGGCAACCTCCCCTGAAAAGGACTGCCACCGATGGCCGCTAGGCTAAACCTCCGTCAGCAGGATCAAACCAGATCCGCAATCCAGACCAGTCAGCTCGTAAACCGCTTGCAGGACTATGCTTTAGGCAAAGTCGCTGAGATCGAGACTGGCAGACTGAAGGCAATTGAAATCCTGCTGCGAAAGACATTGCCGGATTTGTCAGCCGTCACGCTTGGCGGTGATGAGGATAATCCGCTGAAGACGATCACCAGGATCGAACTCGTCGCGCCTGATGACGATAGCAAGGGTTGAACTTCCGCCCAAGCTAATCCCGGTTTTCTCCGGTAAGGCTGACGTTAGAGGAGCATACGGCGGGAGAGGGTCCGCAAAGACGCGCTCATTCGCCAAGATGACTGCCGTCCGCGCTTATATGTGGAGCAAGGCAGGCCGAGAGGGGATCATCCTCTGCGCCCGCCAGTTCATGAACTCGCTGGACGATTCCTCGCTTGAGGAGATCAAGGCCGCCATCCAGTCGGAAGAATGGCTGCTTGAGCATTTCGACATTGGCGAGAAATACATCCGCACCAAGGATGGCCGAGTCTCCTACAAGTTCACTGGCCTTGATCGCAACGTCAACAGCGTCAAGTCGAAGGCCCGCATTCTCCTGTGCTGGGTTGATGAAGGCGAGCCGGTCACTGAGGATGCCTGGGTCAAACTCATTCCTACCCTTCGCGAAGAAGACAGCGAGCTTTGGGTAACGTGGAACCGGGAGCGTAAGAACAGTCCGACCAATCTCCGCTTCGGCGAGGTTAAAGACGACCCCTTGATGAAGGTCGTTGAAATCAACTGGCGCGATAACCCGTGGTTCCCCGAGATTTTGGAGCGCAAGCGCCTCAAGGACAAGCGGGAGCGTCCAGAGCAGTACGACCACATATGGGAGGGTGGGTTCGTCACCGCTGTAGCCGGCGCCTACTTCGCCAGGGATTTAAACGAGGCAAGGCTTGGCAATCGGATAGGGCGGGTTCCGTTCGACCCCCTCATGCGCGTTAGGATCTTCTGTGATCTGGGCGGTACGGGTGCAAAGGCCGATGCCTTCGCGATGTGGCCGGCGCAGTTCATCGACAAGGAAATCCGCACCAGGGACTATTACGAGGCGGTAGGACAGCCGCTTGCAACGCACATCAACTGGCTCCGGTCTCATGGTTATGGACCAGACAAAGCCGACATTTGGCTTCCTCACGATGGCGAAACCAACGACCGCGTGACGGATGTCTCGTTCGAGAGCGCGTTCACCGCCGCTGGCTACGATGTGACTGTAGTGCCCAACCAAGGCAAGGGCGCTGCCAAGATGAGGATCGAGGCCGCCCGCAGGCGCTTCTCCAGCATCTGGTTTGATGAAGAGACGACCGAGGCTGGCAGGCTGGCTCTCGGCTGGTATCACGAAAAGATAGATGCGGAACGCAATGTAGGACTTGGGCCGGAACATGATTGGTCCAGCCACGGCTCTGATGCCTTCGGCCTGATGTGTGCCGCCTACGAGGCGCCGACTGGCAAGCAATCCTACGCGACGCCGGATAATTCCTGGGTGGTTTAATGGCTGATCTCGTTGAGCGATTGGAGCGGATTGTCGAGAACATCGACAGGGCCAGAGAGGGCTGCCGTCAGGCAGAATTGCTCTCCCGGGAAATGCAGCGGTTGCTCGGCTACCCATTCGCGCCATCGGCGCTTGATAAGGCAGCTAGCGGTTGGAACGCGGGCGAACTTGCCCAAAGCAAACTTCGCCTTATTATCGCGGATCTGAAATCTGATGGCTGAACGCGAGCGCATGGATGATGAGGAGCTTAAAGCCCTCATTGCCCAGGAAATCCAGTCCTCAGTCAGCTTTACCGAGGCGGAACTGTCTGGCGAGCGTGCTCGTGCGCTGGAATACTATCGCGGCGAGATGAAGGATACGCCAGCAGCGGACAATCGCTCCTCCGTCGTCTCTCGCGATGTGGCCGACACGATCGGCTGGATGCTTCCTGGCATCATTCGCGTGTTCTCGGCCTCTGATCGCATGGCTGAGTACGAGCCATATGGCCCGAACGATGAGGAGTTCGCCAAGCAGGCGACGGACTACTGCAATTACGTCTTCTGGAAGGACAACCCAGGCTATCGCACGCTATGGGACGCCACGCATGACAGCCTGCTACTCGGCAACGGCATTGTAAAGCACTGGTGGGACGACAAGGAGGAATGCGAATATTCCGAGATGTCCGGGCTCACGGCCGAACAGATCGCCATTCTCCAGCAGGATCAGGGCGTCGAGGTCACAGCCCAGAAGCCGGGTGAGCCGCAGATCGTGATGATGCCCGATCCGCAGACGGGCCAGCCGGTCCAGCAGCAGATCCCCGTCTTCGATGTGAAGATGAAGCGCGTGACGCGGGCAGGGCGCCTGCGTATCAAGTGCATCGCTGGTGAGGACTTTCTCAAGGACCGCGATTCGATATCCATCGAGGATGCACGCTTCACCGCTCATCGCAATGAGGTGACGCGTTCCGACCTGATCGAGATGGGCTTTGACAAGGCTGAGGTGGATGAACTGCCGGCCTATCGCCATTCCGGGCTTCAGGAAGAGCGCCAGGCGCGAGACCCGAACTTCGATGTCACGTCGGATACCCAGGACAAAGCCATGCAGCTTATCGAGCTGTATGAGTGCTACCTGAAGGTCGATATCGACGGCGACGGCATCGCCGAGACTGTCAGGGCCTATTATGCCGGCTCTGGTGGTTCCGGGCAAATGCTGGATTGGGAAGTCTGGGACGACGATGTCCCGTTCTCGGATATTCCCTGCGAGCCTGTCCCGCACCGCTGGGATGCGCGCTCGATCGCCGATGAGACGATGGATACGCAGCGCGTCAAGACGGTTCTGACACGCCAGTTCCTCGATAACCTCTATTGGGTGAATAACCCGCTGACCGAGGTGGAGGAGGGCAGCGTCGTCAACTCGGAGATGATGAATTCCCCCGTGTTCGGCGGGACAGTCTGGCGTAAGAAAGGCACAATGGGCACGGCGCCTATTACGCCACTGCCAATCCCGTTCATTGGCGACAAGGCCCTGATGGGTCTGGAGCATTTCGATCAGGTGACGGAGAAACGCACCGGCGTTTCCCGCTCCACGATGGCGCTCGATCCCGAGACGCTACAGAACCAGTCTGCAACGGCCAACCAGAACCAGAAGGACGCCTCTTACTCCCAGGTCGAGTTGATCGCCCGCAACCAAGCCGAATTGGGCTGGAAGCGCGTTTTCAAGATGATACTTCGCCTTCTGGTGAAGCATCAGGACCGGCCAAGAACCATCCGCATCCGTGACAAGTGGGTCGATATGGACCCGCGTTACTGGAATGCCAACATGGATGTCACGATCAACGTTGGCCTTGGGACGGGCTCGCGCGATCGCGACATGATGATGTTGAACAATATCCTGATGACGCAGAACCAGATGGCGCTACAGCTTGCGCAAGGCGGGTTTGCGCCCCAAGCGCTCGACATGCTGCC